CTACCTCTGCATCGCTAATTAACATTTTTTCCATACCCTTGTATTTTTAACGGGCGTTTTTTCTATCAAGAAAATCAGCCCAATTTAACATTTTAGAATTATCTCTTTTTTGTTTAATTTGTTTCCCCAAATTACAGCATTGGGAGATGCTGATAAAAGACGGATTTCTCCGTGTGAACTTTGAACTAAATGCTCTCCAATGTAACTCCGTCTGTAGCAGCTCTGAAATCAGATTTATTTTTGATAATGAAAGCTGCACCGCCTGTACCTGGAGACAGGCTGGGTAGTACAGGAGAGTATATTAGATCTATATTATCACCTGGTTTATTCAGCTTGATATAAGTATATACTTTGCCTTTGAACAGGAAAAATGGATTTTCCAGGAAAAATGAAACCGTAGTAACTCCACTTCCTCCATTGATTATACAGAGTTCTGTTCCGAGGGATTTAGCTCCTGTACTAAAAAGCAAATAGACTTTGTTCTGCGCCTGACTATTCTTAATTACATAGTTATTACTTTTAGCAGTAATCTGAAAAAAAGAACCGGATTCATAAGCTACTATTCCACGCCTTATATTACCAGATAAATCACAACTTCCACCAACGATATCTCCGTTCATGAAATTAAGCATCAAATTGGGAGAAAATGCATCAGTTCCAAATTTACGATAATCAAACGTTGTATTTCCATTTGCATCAACGCCTTGCTGCGATATCATATATCCATTCTGGAAGATAGCAGAATCAATCATTCCAAACTTACCGAGAATTATCCGGCCGGCCAATAAAGTAGAGTAAGGATATGGCGTCCATAATCCACTATTAGGATTGTTCTGTATCCATGTTTTAGGATCAGTCGTTGTATTACCAGGTACACGACTGGTCCACATGTACAGGACATCCTCATCTTCACCCTCCTGATCATCATGCATTAAGTACTCACCATTCATGTAAACAAGATCAGCAGACCAAGGTTCCGGACGTGGAAATGGCGTAGGATTGGCGGCAACAATGTTCACCTGCTTGCTATCAATCTCTTTCGTCCGACCAGCATCCTCATAAGCATAGATGCTGATACGGTTGGCAGTGGCATACTGATCTGAAGGAATAGTGTAGTCGTATGAACTAACCTTTGCCTCCGGCTTGTCCTCAAATAACTTCGTTACACTACTACCTACAACACTTTCAACCCTGAACGTGAGATAGGCAGGCATGGCCACCTTATTGCTCCCTTCACCGGCCCAGAACCGGACCTGTAACGGTGCAGCCTGTACGTTATTAGCATCCAAAGATACCGTTTCCGGATTGATGCCAATCCAGAGGCGTTCAGCTTCAGCAACCAAGTAGAATGTTCCTGTCAGTATCATATCATACAATTTATGCAGTTCCGCTAACAGTGCCTGATAAGCCCATTTTAGCACGTACCATATCTTCATAAGTAATCTTCGCATTGGCTCCCGTAAATGTGGCGGAATCCTTTCCCGTCAAAACAAATGCGGCACCGGTGTTATCTTTCAGAGAGAATGTCCAGGTTTTAATGAGCGATGGAAATTCCTCACCCGTACTACGTTTGGCGGCAACAGGAGTAACCGTTGCTGTTTCACCCTTCTTTACTGCATTACCGCTAATGCCGGTAAACTTGAAAAGCATATAGTATGGATCGGAAAAGTCGGTAATCTCATCATAGCCGGAGGCTATCAATGAACCGTCCTTCTTCACATCACAACGCAATTTAAGTACGTTATTCACATCATCGGTAGAAATCACCTGCGTGCGAGATGTACCCAAGTTTGTTTCACTATCTCCAAGCATTTTTACCCATTGGAAGGTAAATCCGGTGTAATCGGTAATTTCAGCTCCATCTTTGAAAATACGGGCTGTATCAGTTAAGGACTCCCCATCCTCAAGAAGCTGTGAACCCTTGTTGTTAGTTATCAAAACATCATACTGATTCCCGGTAGACTCTTGAATTACGACTTCCTTTGACAGCGCATTGAAAGCAATCGAAGAGCCGCCAATTTCAACGGTACCGGAGACAGTGATCCGGTCATTGTCATAATTGGATATCGGCACAAGATTCTTCATCACACGTAAGGCGGGAACTTGATAGGTAGCTCCGCCAATGGTAGTACTGTAAGCGTCTATCTTTTTGAAAAAGCCAACCATACCGGCATTCGTTGACAAACCGTTGCTGCCAAAGGTCAACAATAAGTCATTATAGCGAAACTCAATCGTGTTGGGTACAAGAACGCTGCCATCAGAAATATCACGCAGGATAACAACAACGGTCGGACGATTATTCTCGGCCAACGCTTCAAAGTTCGGGATAAACACGGCTGTACCCTCGTTATAGCGTTGCACAAGCGGGGTACCCTCTACCCGGATAGTACCGTTAACAGTCGTGCCATCCATTAAAGCAATGAGGGTAAAAACTCCGTCAAGTCTCATACGTCACCCCCTTCCTGTTCAACAGGATCTTCGGCCGGAGTCGATTCTTCAGTGGTGGTATCTTCTCCTGAAGGTTCGCCCCCATTAACATTCCCACCGTCTTCCGGCTCTTCACAATTGCCTGCATTCTCTTCTTCTGAAGGATCATACAGGCCGCTTTCCTTTTGCTCCTTTATCAGAGCTTTCAACTTATCCTTCGAAAGTACTTCAGGGCTGAAATTAGAAAGCACCTTCAAAGCACTGAGCGGCAGGATTACACGACCGTCCGGTATGCGTTCGGCATACTTGTAATCGTAACCCTGACCGTCCAGTTCTTCCGGTTTTACTAACAGATAATTCATAAGCTTACTCATATTTAGATGTTATAATCAATTTACCGTCACTCGTAGTTAAGACTTTATCGTCACTCGTAGTAACCAATGCCGTTACTGCATACATTTTCACTGAAGCATATACCGATATAGGGTACAAAGGATCGAATGAATATGTAGAGGGAACAAACTCAACGGTCCTTCCACGCCCGACATTTTTTGCTGTGCTTCCGGCTTTGGCCGATTTAGCGTACCAGTCAATCACAAATAGGTTATCCTTGCTACTGTCAATCAATTGCTTGTTATACGACAATACACACTCGTAACCGACTGTAGTGTTCATACGGGAATTAAGCTTGATACCTTTCGTCTGCCGGATGTCAGCGCGTAATGTACCAGGCATCTCTACCTTGATGGAAGTCGTTGCCTGCATCTCGTCCGAAGTCGGCGAAGACGGACGGGTACCGGTATAATACGCACCACGGACACGCACAGAAATATTCCGGAAAAACCGGGCATCCAGTGTAAGGGTTTTCCCCCAGGTACCATCTGCGTTCTTGCCGGAGACAAACACCTCAAGCTCATCAGCCGTAAAGTCACGCCATGTTGTACCGTCAAGTATCTGCCACCAATAAGCGGCATTGGAATCTGCAACCGTATCTTCACCTGAGTACACTTGAGCGGTGATTGAGTATAGCCATTCTCCTTTACTATTGGGCACCACTTCGAGCGGGTTGATAGTCCATCCTTTGGGCCGGTTGATCTTCAGGGAGTAGTTGTTTGAGTCAAAGATGCTGGTGCGAAGCACAATACTACGCTCGAATTTCTCCTGAGTGTTTTTTCTCTTATCCGTAATAGAGAAGATACAATGCAGCTCTATCGGGCTGTTGTAATCCACATTCTTTTTTACGGTCAAAGAATAGGTGGGTTTACCCGTGGCTGATATGGCATAGTCATCATTGTCAACGATGCGGTTGCTGCCATCTGACTTCGGTGCGCCTTCGTACCACTCGGCACCGGTGATAGTCTGGCTTCCATTCATTAAACCTTCCGGGTCCTGAACGGAAATGTAAGGCATGAGTACACAAGGAACGAGAGAACGATCAGGCTCGTAATCGTTCGTGTCCTTATTATAGTTCTGTACAGGATTACCAGATAGAACCTGTATCTCTGCCAGGAAAGAATAAGGATCAATGTGTACCGGTACGTCTTTGGGTTGGGTTTGTATAGCCATTTTAATAAGTGTCTATTATAGTTATTTTCTTATGCCCTGTTTTTTCTGTTACCAACTCCTCAAGGCTCTTACCGCCGACTCTCTGAATAACAATTGTCATTCTACGGCACGGTATAAGTCCTAAGAACTTGTACCGATATTCAACAAGGCAAGGAAAAACTTTTTCTAATCCCATAACTTTCAAATTTTAAATCCAACATAATTTTCTACCGTCTCAATATCTTCACCTACCGGAATGAATACCCTGCAGATGAACTTCACTGTCCTAACCGAAAGCCCCCATTCGCTCCCCATATCGGAGGAAGTCAACCGGATAACATGCTTCTGTCCGTCCACATAAGCAGGAGTCCAGCTGTTATCGGCAGGGATATTTCCGGTATCCCGCAGCCACTCCACTTCGACACCGGTAGTAGCCATAAGGACATTGGTGATATCACGGTTGCCATAACTCACAACGGCAGCGATATCGGTGTTCACGCCATTCTTAAAGAACTGCCAACCGGCAGTCGATGTAAAGTCAAGATGATAGTTCTTGTCACCTTCGAGCAATACCCATCCGGCAGAGTTCCACTGAGGTTCATCAATTGTTTTGTCGATGATACAACCCCACTTACAGCCATAATGATAGACTGTATGCTGTTCCAGTGTGGTTATCACCTTCTGATTCTCCAAAAAGGTTTCATAGTCTACAAATCGGTAAGGTTCATCTCCTTGTGCTGTAGCCAGAGACCACTCACCGCGATCCACCTTTTTAGGAATAATTGTCCCATTCCAGTCAGCTTCATATATCTTTTCAAAGACACCAATCTTCGACATGACTCCGACATCCAGGGGCCCGATAGGAAGCTTCTCTATCATCTTCACGTTGGGGAAGCGGCCGAGAGTCAACGCATAGTTGTAGTCTTCGAGAATGGGCTTGAAAACATTCTGCAAGAACATGATCCTACCTTCACGGGATGAAAGCAACCAACTTTGGGCGCGTTCGTTCGGAGCTTCACCAGTATCCGGTACTATTGCATTACCTCGGCGGGTAACATTATACCCTGCAACCGGCGGGTAGTTCTTACCTCCGGGCACTTCGCTGTCGGGGTAAAGAACTACAGTCAAAGTATTATCATTGCGGTTTTTCGATACCGGTCTAAACCAGGAAGTATAATAGTCAGTACCTCCGACCAACAGCGAGTTAACGATAGAATATAATACGTCGTCTTCCTCTAATGTAGTCCAGTCCGTATCTGTTCGCTTCTCCATAGTAAGCCTGTAGGTACCATCGTCCAACAACTCAACCTTTTCAATGGCACCGCAATCAGAGAAAGAGAAATCCCCGGACATAGCCTGGATTTCATTGATGATAAGGCGCAAAACGGTCAGCGATGACCGCAACTCCATGCGGTCAGCCTGTATTCGTCCATTTTCAGCAATTATGCCCTTGCCCGTTAATAATGAATCAATGATGCTTTCGCCTACCGTTAATTTACTCAAAGCCTTAATAGGCCCTTTTACTATGATGTCTTTCAAGAAAGTGATTATACCTTCTGCATAATCATCATTCTTTTTGCTGATAAACTTATCTCCTAAACCCTCATTGTTTGCCTTAATTGCCTTATCAATCTCGGCAAGTATTCTCAATGCTGAAAAGGTATTCCTATCGGTAGGAACAACAGTATCATTGAGCTTTATCAAATAAATATACCCCTCCCCGCCTCCCCCAGCTTCACCACCTTCTTCTTCACCACCTTCAGGGAAATCAACATCTATATTGTCAACCATACCCTGTAAAGACACCTTGAAAATATAGCTCTTCAATGACACAATTTCCTGAGTCATTTCCGGCACACTATTACCCTTACGGACAAATCGCACACCATTGAAATACACGTTCGAGCAACACAGTATCCGGTTCAGGTGCTCAGCAAACCAGACAGGACACCCCTCGGCATTACCAAGAGTAAACTTCTTCTGCGTACTCTCTACTGCAAAAAGTTCAACGATATTTCCATTAGAAATTTCAAACTGCTCATTGTTGACGGCAAATGTCCAATCATCATCTTTGAAACCGCCTGGCGCCCGGAACTCAAAATAGAACTGGTCTTCCCCATTCCAGAACACACAGTCATTACGCTGCTTGTTGCTACGCATGGAATAGCGGATAAGAGTAGTCTTAGATAACTCTTTCTCATCATTAGTCACCTTGAACACATCACATTCTTGTTCGCCTACGGTAACAGAATAATATCCGGGAGTAAGCCCTGTAATAGTTGAATAAAATACAGTGGTATCATCCTTCAGTGAGAAAGATTGAAATTCTATATCCCGAATCGAACCATCAACATGATTTTTCAGGCGGCTATCCATCTTGTACTCAGTTGTAGTAAGAACCTGTATGAGTATGTTATCTTCCGGAGAAAACAACTGCACATACTTACTATCAGCCCCGAATCTATCTGAGGATGGACTAAAGAATAGTGGAGTAAATGGTGATATCTTTATCATAACTAACCAATACTTTTAATTTGCAGATTATATTCAACCCCTTCATAGTGTCCAATCTTATATTTCAGTTCGTTTATGAAGCAAGTATATAGCAGGTTGTTCCTTTCAACCTCAACAAGAGCATTTACATCTGACGGTATTCCACCATCGGCTGTACTAATGGTTAATGTGTCTACGGTAAATAAAGGCTCAGCAAGTTCTATGTCAGAATTCTCGGCGATATCGTTTATCACAACATCACTATTACCGGATGAAGAGGCGAACCTCAGAGACTGCATAAATGAAGCAATGTACTCTTTGTTTGCCTCGATAATCGAACGGGGCGAAAACATAACGTTGAACATGGAAGATGAAGAAATTATACCAGTAATACTATAACCCTCCCTGACCAACTCATAATATCCGGAACCCTCATTCAAGGAAGCGCCCACAAAGAATGTATCATTATCACTTTCATTGTCGGTCGTATCTTTTCCCCGCTTGCTGACCAGGAACTCAATACCATATGGATCGGCACGTAACGGACTTATAAGTTCAAGAGCTTTATCCGTAATGGTTATCCCGGTATCATACTCATTAGTAAAGTGGAATTCATCACGACCGTTGATGCTATCATAGTCCTGCTTATCATAGCCAACCCTCAACAAAGCATAAATAAGCGATGAATTTACTTTCACCTTGAATTCGTCCCCGGTATAACCGATCCTTTTTTGAACCTCAGAGTGAAAAAGGGAGGTACGTTTCTTGAAAACGACTTTGTTTTCAGTGATATCGGGAACGTAACCATACACAGATTCCATCCAATCTGAGAACTTCTTGAATGATGTGTATATCTTAGCTTTTTCCAAGCCTCTGGCACTTTCTGCCGCCATTATCATGGTAGAAGATAGCCGAGTATCTCCGGTATAATCAATTTCGCCTATATAGCCCTCTTTCTCTTCGTTTATACTCTTCAATAGACAATTGAGAAGAATAGCAGGCTTAATAACATTAATCAGTTCAGACTGCATTTTACCCATGTAATAAACAGCCATTTTAAAATTCTCAATTCTAATCTTAACTCCGGCAGCCGTATTAACATAAAGCCTATAGACCATTCCAATCTTTTTGGATTCATTCTTTTGGGGATCAACAAGGACAAGGCCTTTTTCCTCTACATGATACACCTCACCAGCCTTGAGCCCACTTGTATGAAACACGGTACCATTTACCGTTTCAGCACCAACCTTCTTTTCCCCTTCAATATCAAATCCCCCGGTACCGGACGAAATAGTGATATCACAAGTCAAGTCCATATATAGACCGTGCGGTGGCAAAGCGAAAATTTTCATGAAAACACCTTTGGTATTTCCATAAAAAGCACCGTCTGATTCATGATAAGGTTCTATATAACCACCTACGTATACTTCATTATTCGAATCAACCAAATAGACATCAATATTCGTATTAGACATCGAAGTTCCAGAGGGATAAATATACTCATCATTATCAATGTCGAAATTGTAAGTGTTCTGCATCAATAGCCTGTCATAATTGAGTGCCTTCTTTTCTTTCAGTTCATCAACAAGATATTCATATTCAGTACTCTTTTTCGCCTTTATCTTTGCCGCAAGGCTGTTATCAATAGCATTGATGTAAACGGTAGTATCATCATATTCCAACGAGCCAAAATCCAAATAACTACCATAGACAAAGCGTTTATTACGCTCATTGTCTGTTGTATAAACCTCTATTTGGGCATTGGCCTTTAAATAATTGGTATGGTATTCATTAAGTAAAAGGTTATAGGCCTTGTTCGTAAACTCAAACTTCGAAGAGAATGAACGGATTATCCCGCTAAAATCATTCCGTTTCAGCGAGAGACTAACTTCATCCCAATTTTTGATACAATCTTCTTTAAGGATGAAAGGTGTACCATTTATGATAAGAACATACCAATTCATACATTTTCCTTTGCAGCGAATATATAGAAAATGCTAACCGGCAAACAGGTTAGCATTTATCTTGACATTATATAATTGCGGCAAAAGCGGCACAATTAAGTTATAATCAACACATTACAATAGGCACAATTTAAAGAGAGAATTTACTTGTCGCCTCTCTCAAAAGATAAAGAGAGGCAGACTTCTTTTAATGTTTCGAGCTTAGCAGATTCTGAATCTATCTTAGATAGACAGTTATTCAACCGATTAGCAAGCAGCTTTATCTCAGTGATTTTATTCATCTCATCGGAATGATTATCAAGATATGTCTGAGCATCAGTAAGCGCTGTTTTGACTTCTGTAATAAGAGTTGAAATATCTTGTGCGCTCTTTTCTTTTCTCATTGTATAGTATTCTAATACATCCATAATTATAAATTCTTTGATTATTATTTACTATAAAGATAACGTTTTTGCACGTAAATAGCAATCTGATTATCTGCCATTTACATCACATAAACGGTATTTAACTCAGCCAAGTTCCCGCCTCAATAATTCCCTGCCAAAAGAGATGCGACTGCGTACCGTTGTAACAGGAATATTGAGCAACTGACCTATCTCATCATAAGAATAACCCTTAGCATATAATAAGACACACTCCATACAACATGATTTGAAGGCACATCTCCGGATTACCGATAAGATTTCATGGAATAAAGTCCTTTCTGATGCTAAGCGCAGAGACACAACTTGACAGACATCATCATAGTCAACAAAGCGAATGATGGACTTGCGGTTATAGCTGGTTATATAAGTGTTTTGCATGATTACTTCACACCAAGGCTTCAAAGGTCTACCAATCTCAAACTTATCCTTATTCAACAAGGCTTTATAAACTGTATCATTTGCAAGATCTTCTGCATCTTGCATAGACCAACAATATTTCCTCGCTACCCTTATGATCCAGGGATAAATAGCTATAATTTCCCTTTCAAAGTCCATACTCATTCCTCCTCACGATACGCATGGTAACTTCACCGGCCATGCTTTGTTCAACAAGTTCTCGCTGCCTGACAGTCTGCTCATACAAATCATTAGCAGACTGTTCTAAAGACTCTATGAGCCTATCAACAGAAGGTTTGGAGGAAACAAGGTTCTTCACTTCGGATAACTCAATAATTATCCGGTCACATTTACTCTCAATAGAGTTTAGTTTTTGTAACAGCTTGCAACAGCCACAATGACTTATGCCGCATTTAATGCTTGTTTTATTCATAAGAAACTCATTAGTAGTTCGTAAAAAGAATTACTAATGAGTTTGTCAAAAGTCCGATAACATTAAAAAAAAATATTTATGCTATCTAAATGCCCCCCTCTTATTCATAATGTCAGCATTCACCTGATTAACGATATTGGCATATACAGCAGCATTTATATGATGCATATCTATGTTCATTTTGACGTAAGTCATAATAAACGCTATTTCTGCATCATAATACGAACGTATATTGTCAGAAGAAGGTTTTGCTCCACTCTCAGACTTCTTATGAGCCTCTTCATTGCGTTGTTGCTCAAAGGTAGCATATCTAAGCAATTCAGCAACTTTATCGTGCAATGTATCGTTGTCGATGCCGGTAACATCCTCATCAATCATAGAGAGCAATAAACGTACATCCGCGAATTCTTCCTGCAATACAAGCATATTACAGATACGAAGAAAGAAGACTTTCATCTTTAATTTCACAGATTCCTCTTTATCTGCTATTAATGCCCTCATTCCAGGCTTGTCAGCAATAAAACGGTATGAAGCTATTAACGAACGGGCACGCTCTTGCAACTCGCTTTCTTTAACCTCATCGCTATCTGATAGCACAAAGTAGTTTCCGCATAACAACTCTATGAACTTAGCTAATGTTATTTCGTTTAATCTTGATTTCATAATTTGTTCAATATATATAAGTCAAACTCCCTATTGTAAGCCTCTCTCCTACGTTGTTTCATTGATTGCATAAGCAAATTGTTCGTCATATCCATGCGACGCTCAAGACCGGAATAATCGTTATAGACAGTAGTACCACTTCCTTTATCAGTATTTCCCAAGAAAGAGAACATGGGGGAAAAGCTGTCCTTCTGCCAGTCAACGGGACCGAAATCATTAACATCAGGGAACACCTGAGCACCTTTAGGCAAATCAACAAGCATAGGCGTGTCCGGGGTAATCCACGCAAGTCCCTTATACATTACAACTTCACGTTTGCCGGCATCACCTACGAGGGCTTTTCCACCGGGATGAACACCGGTTTTCGTACCCTCAGCGTATGATGGTATAGGGGTAGCGGCAATAGTGGCAACTTGGATAGCTCCCATAGCTCCAACAATGGCCGCCAACACAAAATTAGGCAATGATTTAGTAATCGCTAACGCTGTGGCGATACCTGCTTGTGCAATACTTGTAGCTTTATCCCAAATAGCCTGCTTTCTGGCAAGATCCTGTTTTTTCTTCTCCAATTCACGATTCTTAGCCTCAGTCTTTTCCTTTGCAGCACGTTTCCTTATTTCAGCTTCTTCCTCGGAGAGAACGCCATATTCCACTTGTTTCTCGATACGTTCAATATCACGATCATAAGCTTCATCGTTAGCGTCCTGTTCGTCTTCTATTTTGGTTATCTGACTATCATAAACAGTAGCAACAAGGTCGCCGATGCTACCGATAGCCTGTTGAGCTGTCTGCAACCAATTTTGCAGGCTACGCATTCTATCTTTATGTGCCTTGTCATCAGCTTTAGCCACTTTCTCTATAGCTGAAATCTCAGCCTCAGCCTCTTTCTGAGCAAATTCTGCCTTTAATCTTTGGAGTTCCTCAGCAATCTTTTTCCTGTCCTCAGCACTGAGATTATCAGCCTGAAGTTCCAGTTCCAAAGCATCAATAGCCGCCTCATTGGTTTTCTGAACATAATCCAAAGTAAGTAGATATTCTCGTTCGGCAAATTCCTTCTGCGTTATTTGCCTTTCTGCCAACTGCTTTTTTAAAGCAAGCATATCAGTTTGATACTGCTGGTCACGAACAATCTGTTCGGCAGCCGCATTTTCTGCAATGAGTTGTACTTGATAAGCTGCATTCTCTTCAAGTATCTGTTGCTTCTTACTGGCAAACTTCTGGTCTATGGCGAAGACATCTTCACCAGTTTTTTCTGCTGCATCAATCTCAGCTTCACGCTGAAAATCCAGTTGCCGGAGCTTCAATGCAAGTTCTTCCTTTGAGCCCTTCTGAACTACTTCAAGAGAATTGGCAATGTCTTGCTTTTCACGGTTGGCATTATACTGGATGGAGAAACGCTGAATAGCATCTTGCATCTCTTTAGCCAGGTTCTCACGGGTAGCTATTTCCTCTTTACTATATCCTTTAACTGCGGCAATCTTTTTTGAATATTCAAGACCTATTTTTTTTAATTCTTTATCTAAGCCCTCATTCATCAGAGCAAGTATGGAATCCTGATAAGACTCTTGGATCTTTCTTTTTTCAGCAGCCGCCTTCTCTAATTCACGCTTTTCTTTCTCTGTCAGGACTTTGGTCGTTTCTACTTTTTCTGTATGCTCCTTTACATAATCGCTTTCATAAGCATCTACATTTTCAAGGACATACCTATATTTTTCTGCATTCTTCTCCGCTTCAGTCCAAAGTCCAAATTGAAAATTACGTTGCTTATTATAAGTCGACATTGAAGTTCCTGATTGAGCACGAGTAAACATATTACTCTTTTGCATGGCTTCAGTAACTTTTCGATAAGAAAATTCAGCCTTATCTGCCACCTCAGAATATTTCTTAATCTCAGAATTAAGATACTCCTTTTTCTCCTCAACAGCCTTCTTAAATGCTTCCTGAGAATCCATACCGCCATCCATATAGCCTTGCCATGCTTCTTTTATTTCATTGATATAACGTTCTTCAATTTTAAATTCAGAAGCTATCTCACGCTGACCTCTTAGAGCTTCCTGCATAGCTTCAGTCTCTTTATCTTCAAGGGATTTAAAATCATCAGCAATATTACGAACTCCACGCGCTAAGAAGTCAAGCACACTCTTCATCGTTCCTTTGGAATTAGAGAATGTCAACATCAAAGCCTCCCATGCAGAAGACAGAGAAGCTATTGAACCTTTGACATTATCTTCCATAGTATGGGCCATACCAGCAAGTTCTTCATCAACACCGGTTATTTGCTCTCTCAAAGGAACAAGTTTATCTGCCGATGTAAGGAAGGCATTAAAAGCTGAAACACTACGTTTATCTGTCAATTCAAGAGTAGTATTCAGATCTACTCCCCTATCACGCAATGTTTTCAATCCATCTACAAGATCCGGCAAAGTCTTCACAGGTTTACCCAATGCCAAAGCGAGTTTTCCAGAACCGTCAGCAAGATTCAATAGAATATTTCTCGTTGCAGTAGCAGACATTGAAGCATCAAAACCAGCATCAGCCAACTTTCCAAGCAAAGCAAGAGTATCTTCTATTGTGAAATTAAATGATTTCGCTACAGGTCCTACAATTGGTAAGGCGGTAGCAAGATAATTGAATGATAAAGCACTTTTTGTAGTCGCTACTGCCATAGCTGAGACATACCGTTCAGTCTCTCTTGTATCAGCATCAAACATTCTCAATGCTGCACCAGACAAAGCGGCCGCTTCACCCAATTCAGCACCAGTTGCTTGGGCAAAACGTAAAACAGACTCAGTGGCTTGTAGAACTTCCTTTCGGGTAAAACCAAGTTTAGCCAACTCTATTTGTAATTCTGTTGCCTCAGATGCCGTGTACTTTGTCATGGCTCCCAGACGTTTTGCATCTGCTGTCAATTCCTTGATGTTGTCAGAGGTAGTTCCCAAAATCGCTGCTAAGCGGCTATTAGCAAACTCAAACTCAACAATACTGGCAACCCCTTCACGTAATTTTGTGAACAAAGCAACTATACCATTGATAACAGCTTGTCCGCCAACATACCCGGCAACAATGTTTTTCATCCCATCGTGCACCTTATTCAAACCAGGAGACAACTGAGAACTGAGTGCTTTACCTGCATTACTTGCAATAGTTCCGAAATTCTGTAGCCTGTTATTTCCTTTTTCGATTTCAAGAATTGCAAGTTTCACCTCCTCACGATATGCACCAACTGTCAATTTCTGACGCGTCTGTGCATCAGAGTTCTTCTTGGAATAATTGGAGTTGGTATCTATCGTAGAATTTAGCCGTGCCAATATCGTAATATAGTCAGCATCCGTATCACGAAGTAACTTTACCGCTTGCCTTAATTGTTTATTGGCTGTCTCAGCCTCTATAATACTGTGCACCTCACGATTAGTAAGAGTAATGGCATCCTTAATTATACGAAGCCTTTCCTCCTCGCTTATATTGGCATTTCTTCTTGTGCTATTACCAGAGTTCTGCGCCTTTGTAGCGGCCAACTCAGCTTTTGCAACCTTTTCCAGTGCAGCAGCATTCTTCGCATTGACATCAGCCAGTTGCTTCATTTCTTTTGCAGATAAGTCACCCGCAGCCGTTTGTTTCTGCAAGTTATCTGCAACATCCAGAAGCACTTTCTTCTGCTTTTCAAGAGTCACATTAAATTCGGTGTTCGTTTTCTCTGCAGTCGCAACCTGAGCAGAATATAATGCAAACAGCTTATCAAGCTCTTTAGGAGTCTCTATTTCCATTTTCATGCCCTTGGCAAGTTCTTTTGCCACATCGACATAAGTATTCTTTATCTTAATCAACTTGGCATCACATTGCTCAAGCTTTTCAAGTTCACCCTCTTTAATTAATCCACTTATTCCAAATTCTCCCATCACAAATAATGTCTAAATTCTACAATTTCACCATCTATCTCACTACCTGCCTTATCAAAACCATATGCACCGTCCGGTCTTCTATACACAACATAGATGCACTGTTCCAATATGGCAGCTTTTCGTGCAAGTTCGCTCACATGAGCATACTCGCACATTATCTGCTTGTTATCACAACTGCAACTCATCTGTAACCACTATTTGATATAAACTTTTCCAGCCAGGGGCGAAGAATACGCTCAGAGAAGTATTTCTTTGCAGTATCACCAAGCTCAAAGATTTCACTACCGTACTTCTTCTCAATGTCCGGGCCTTCGTTGAAACCAATAGTCTTTATCTCCATGACCTCACCGGATAACCGGGCCTGTATGCTATCATGGAACTTACCAGTTATGTACAAGTTGGGAACTTCAACCGGACGCGGTGGTAGGAATAAAACCTCTGACTCAATTGGTGGAGTAATATCATTCTTCCACTTCTTATAACTCTTCGCCCGATGGAACCAGGGTCCCGGTTCATTGAAATACGGATCATTATCATAATCCGGACGAAGCAAACGTTCTTTTCCGTTCATACCACTGTAAAGTTGCTCACGTATAAGAGATTCAATCACATTACTATTATCCTCCATACACGCAAGGCATTCCCGTTTGATACCGGTATTAATCTTATGGATCATTTCATATACTTCATCTATACTGGCCATACTTTTAAAAAGAAAAGGGGGATGCGAAAAATCCCTCATCCCCCTCGTTCATCACTCATTTTCTTCCTTGACCTTTCCCTTCTTTATCAAATCGTATGCATCAGAAAGCATTTTCTTACGATCATCCTCCGGGCGGTCCTGCCAAATCACCGGCATATGCTTATTAATGAAGTCGGACTTCTTCATAGCCTTTACTGCCGGCTCAATAAAAGTCACACATTCAATAATCATGCAGATACCCCCTCAATGTATTTGATACCATTCTCATACAATACTGAAGGAGCTTTAAGGGAGATAGTGCCTCCGTCACCGGCTGGCACCACTGTAAGATTTCCATCTGCATAAGTAGCCGACGTAGCACCGTTCAGAACTTCGGCAGCAGCTTTTGCTATTGCATCACCATGCAAAGGAGTAAGGTCATACCCGCCGATTTTCTCAATCAACTTGTACTTGTTGGCTTCTTTGCTCACAAGTAAAACTTCTGTCAAGCCTTTGAGTCCATTCTTGATATTGAAATTGAGCTTGACGAAATCAATATGCGTCAACAAATCCTCAATATCGGCATGACAGAAGCTGACTGTCATAGTGGATTTTGAGGAGCTGGTGGAGAAGGGAGTTGCAGTAGGATAAATCGTTGACATCGACATACCAGCGAGCATATCAGTGCCATCATTGTAGCCATACAAGAATTTATCGTCGTAGAAATAGACATCCCATTCCTTGGTGGCTGCCTGCAACAGTTTAGCATTTAGCGTTTCATCAAACTTAGGCAAAGTGAATGTTTCCGTTTCTGCGCTCATTCCATTGTATTGACTTGGGCCATAACCTACAGCATTAACCTGAGGTTCACCGCCGTTTTTAGCATATTCGACAAAGGAAGGAATCGGATATACCCTACCCGGCCGGTCGGCATGGCACAACTCTTCGAGTGTTTCCTTCGTAAGTTCAGCAGGTAGCTTCTGGCCTTTTTCAACAATGATGCAGCCTTTAACCCTACCCCAATCAATCTGACACGTAGAGCCGCCAGTATTAAGCAACGAGCTCTCACAAGTTCTAATATTTCTCATTTTATCTACAATTTGGATTGTTAATAGTAATTTCCATACTTTTGATATTGATGGCGTCTATAGTCTCACTAAGGGCATCGCCCTTCTCGGTGTAGGCTCCATATCTGCCATACGAATAGTTTTCTGAATAACCATGATTCACTTTACCATACCCCCAATCGAATCTGTCATCATCCTGGAGAACTTCAATAAATCGGTCATAAATCGGACGAAGAATATTCTTGAATGACGTTTCATGACGTTTCTCATTACTCCACTCATTGTTAGAGGAACAAGCTATTATCAACGACACCTTGGCCTTTGCAAAGTAATCCATGCTATTCCTTTCCTCAGTGATCGGACAGAACAGCGCTATGAGAGGAAACTTTGAAGGTGATGTCTTATCCGATTTAGTGGCGGTATCTAGTACGTCCTTAACATACTGACCGCTTCCGAATACAAAATTTATTGGCAGGTTCTTAATAACCTTCCGGGTACCTTTACTATCAGTGTAGATAACCTCAAGTTCTTCCGGGATTTTCTTTACCACATCGGCAAATATGTCTATGATATCAGTATTTGTCATAAGTTGAAAGTATTGATCGGAGTTAACAAATTGCTGTCGATACTTACCGTGAAAGGACATTGCTTCGAAGATGCCCACTTCACAAACTCACGGTTCTTCTTTACCATGTCATTCCAGGTACTTACTTGCCGTTGGATCGGTGAGACATAGGTGTTATCACACTTTAGCAACACAAGTCCCTTGATGGTAGCCTGGGAATTTGCATCACGCAGGATATAGAAGAACACATAGTTAGCGAACGGTTCGCGTAGCAGCTTGCATAATGATTCATACTTTGATTCTTCCTCACCCGCTGCGACAATAGTTTCTTCCCCACTATCTTCCTCGGCTTCGGCATTCTCCTGTTCCAGCAGTTCAAGATAGTCTGTTACCTCTTTGGAGAGTTTATTCCCCAACATGCTTGACAGGAAAAGAGGTTGGAATTCCTTTATGTAAGCCATTATTGTATCATTCACAGCAATGGAATCCTGTGAAGGAAGTTCTGCCAATGTCGCATTAGCAATATGTCGCGGCCCGGCAAGGAAATATGAAACATCAATTAGCATCGTTATTCAGTTTTACGAGTAGCCGGACGCCCTCTCTTTTTCTCTTCTACGTTGATCGTTTTATCGTCAGACGTTTCAAGTGTCTTAGAGTCTTCAGCCGGAAGTTCCTTCGAGTCACCTGTAGGCAACTCTTTTTTATCTGCAACAGCTTCAAGTTCCGAAATACGGGCCTGCAAACCATCGCGTTCAGTAGTTAGAGAAGCAATGAGAGCATCCTTCTCTTTCATGCTCAGCTCAAAGCCTGAGAGCTGCGATTTCAAGCCCTCATTCTCTTCAACGAATGTAGCAAGTTCAGTTAGCTTTTCATCCATCGCTTTACGGGCGTCTTCCTCAGTGATAAACCCACATTCGGAGATAGGGGTGAATGCAATCAATCCCCTACCTATACGAATGCGTTGTTCTTTAATCACATTGGTAACATCCTTTTCGTTTCCATCAAGAATGTATTTCATATTTTACGATTTAGCCTTAGTGATCGCAGTTTTCAAAGAGGCAAGATTACCGTAAGCATAAGCCCAAGGCATGTAAACCGGGAAGATTACTTCTTCTTGCGCAATCAAAACAACTTCGTTACACAACTTGGTGTCAACATCTTCGGCCCATTCAAGAGTCAATGAAGAATAATCAACCAAGTTTGAAGCCTGATTAAAGTCTCCAAGCAAATATTTTCCAGGCATGATACCCTGATATTCAATGACAGGACGTCCAGCAATGTATTTCATACCGTTTCGCATTGAAACAATACCCAAGTTTCGCCCAGTAGTGTCTTTTTCAGATTCGATAGCATTGACTGTGATCGGATTCAAAACTATGGCGTTCGGATAATACTGTGCGTATGTCATTACAGCGAAAGCCGTTTTCACTACATCCTCAGAGTTCGGCTCTTCGATGTTTTTGAACGCAGCATTATTAACGGTAAATGTCATTTCTGCAAGAGCAGTCTCTGCACCTTTGTATGCGACGCCCTCAATGAGAATTTGACGGTCGTTTATCTTTACGAGAGGGTGTGCAGTACTAAGATCGGTATTCACTGCTGCATTGGCAAACGTGATTGTCATACCGTCAATAATCAGGTCTTGAGGATTGGCAAACTCTATGATGGTGTCTTTGTTGTCATTTTGCCCTGCGACAGCCTTAACCGAACCGGCGCCCCCAGTTACAATCGCACTACTGATGATGGCCTCAACAGAAGTAACCCCAGTATGATTCACGATACCGAGCAGATTTTCACCATTGCCGTCACCGAACAGGATGTTCCAGTCTTCCGCCATCCATACAGCTTCAGGAAGCATATTCAGGATATAAGAGCGGATATAAACACGGCTCTTGAGCATACGTCTGGAAATGCGGATATGTGTACCCAAACGTTTAGTGCCAGTCTGTTGCTCCTTAACCTTAATGCTCGATTCAGGCAATCTACCATTCTCGGTAACATACCTGGCGTTACGGTCAAAATCATACACTTGGGCATAAGCCAACTGAGGGAATGCCGGATCACCCTGCAAAGTAGTTAGCACGTCGCGCATATGCAACGGTTTATTTGAAACCTGGCTAACTACGCGCTTTTGCTGTTGAGTAATCAACAATTCACCGGTATAATTGTCGGTCATAGACACAACATCTTTCAAAGAGAAACCATCAAAAGAACCGGATTTGCGCGTCTTGCCGGAAACAAAATCAGCAAATTTTTCAGAGTCTAACATCTCATTCAATTTATCATCGAATTTGTTGATAGTCTCCATTGATAAGCCTTTCTGTTTCATCTTCTCGATGCTTTCACCCAGATTCTTGACCTGTTCAACGAGGATTTCGTTGTCCTTGATAAGTTGGGTAAACTTTTCACCATCGTAAGCTTTTAACAGATTGTTGACTTCGGTGAACTTTTCAGTCACCTCACTGGGGGAAAGCATACCCTCAAGAGATTTGTTCATGACATCACACATCATACCAGCGATGTTTTCCATGAACGACTTCTGCTCAGTCGGCAGATGGTCAGTTTTCAGATTAAAATCTGATACAGTAAATTTCTTTAAAGACATAATTTTTTTTCAATTTATTGTTCGACAAAGCAATCATTCAGAGTATGGAAGAAAGTGCTGGTATCAGCGGCTTTCCCTGTATCAACAGTTACTTCATTGGCTCCTGCTGACGGGGTCTGAGTGTCATTCAACGGCTCATTGCCACCTTTAGGTGAAGTATCTGTTGACTCATCTTTGATAACTGCATTACTTTTATAGACTCTTGCCCAGCAATGAGGGCAACGTACATAATTCGAAATATTATCCATAGACTTAACATCCTGCATTTTCTGTGTGTCAAGAATGGCAATAACCTGTTCCCGGATTTGCGGAGTGAGCTTATTCATTTCCTCACGGACAATATCCTCTGTAATCCATCGGTGATATTGTGCAGCAAGTTCTAATACCTGCTGAGAATAAGTTACTTCTGGAACATCATCATAGTTAAACTCATAGCCACAATGTGGACAAGTTACTATGGGAGCACCACTAAGTGCTTTTAGCATTAAATTCAGTTGCATATCATAAGCATTTAAACGTTCGTCAGAATACCTGAAATGGAAGGACTTCCGTATAAACTCTATAGCATCTTTTACCTGCTCATTCGTGGCAGACTTAATATCAACCAGAAACGTTTGAGGATTACTCCCCCATGCAGTCAAAGTCGAATATTCTCCCATGAACCATTCTTTTACTTTTCTTCGATCTGCCTCATCACGCTTTATCGCTTTGACACCGATAGAATGTTCAAGAGTTCTACCATTCTCAGCATACAGTTTGTAATCTTCCAAAGTGTCGCGCCCCATCTGTTTTTTGAGATTAATCTGCCCGATCATCACAAGATTATTTTCCTTTTCTTCACCAGAAAGAGGAACACCTAAGAGTTGGTCAGTTCTATGGTTTAAGAACCAACGCATACGATTAAAATTCTCTTTCAACGTTTTATTGAAAGAACCAGGCATTGAAATATCATCCTGTGAATCCTTAACACCAATGCCATTAACAGCTACTGTAACAACACCTTTTTCATCAACATCATTTGCCCTCGTTTTGCACAGAAGGTTTTTGTAATTCTCCATCTACACTTTTTGTTGTTAAGTTCAACATCGTTTTAACTTTCTCTATTTCGTCAGGTGACATCTCGTATATGAGTTTACTATACAGCGGGATTTCAACCTTACTTTCTCCTATTTGTGCTCTCCAGTCATTCAAACAGATAATACCGGAAAGGAATTCTTCACGACACCTCTTAGAGATACTTGTGTTAACCGTTTCTGCCTCTTTCTTTCCTTCTTGCAGACAATCGACATGACTGAAATCACAGTCGATATAAAGCCCATCGGATTCAAGTCCCAAGAATTCAGTGATATCTTTGCAGAACTGGCTACACATAGGTATGATTATAGAGCTATACACGTTCTTCTCAACTGTTTTCTGATTATTAAATGTGGAGCGATCTTTACGAGGTACAAGCTCGGCCGGTACACCGAAAGCACCGGCAATACTAATTGCATCAGCTAATGTCTCTTCAAAGGGCTGTAACTCTTGAATAGACAAATTGGTACGAAGAAAATCCAAAGGAATATTTGAAATTCCAAAAGGAAACTGCCCCTTTCCCACTCCATAGGTTTTGTTATGCTCTTTCAAAATCTCTTTTTTCTCATCAGGAGTCATTGCAATTGTACCTGTTTCATCCTTTTTGGCAGAAATCAGCCATCCCAGACCTCCACGTTTAACATATATCACATTTCTGGCATCATAAACTGCAATAAGGTTACTTATGGGCTTTAACTGAGACTTTAGCCTACTGGTTCCACGTAAGAAACCCACTCCCGGATATAAATTAGGAATACCCTCACGATCATGTAATATCTGTTTAGATGGAATATGAATACCAGCGCTGAAGCCAAAACTCAAATTATAGTAATCTACAATTTCTTCAATCTCAGCAATGCCAAACAATGGAATATTATTACGTACAGGAACAATCTCTACCTTATCAGCAGGCAATACCCAATAATTGGAACACCATTGCCACAGGTTCTTGATTTTCGAGAAAGATTCCGGAACAGCCGCTCTGAAAAAGCTATCGCCAACACACAATTTGTATACATGATGAGAATAAACAGTTTCCTTCCAGCTAAACAAACAATTAGGCTTATTCAAGATATGATTGACCTTTTCATTATTCCAAACAATACTATCATCTTTGGATTTCTTAAGTACAAATTTGGCACCTGCTATCCTGGAAGCTATATAATCAATAGGGAAAAACACCTCTGGAACAGTGTTGAACAGTTCAAGAAAATTGCGGCTACAAACAAAAGGATTAACAAAAAGTTCCTCAGCCACAAATTCTCCGGCAACAGTTCCAGAAGGAACTGCTGTATCTTGTGGCTGAATTTCTTTTTCTTTATCCGCCGTATTTTTCAAATCATCCTCTGATTTCTTTTTAAAAAGGCTCCAACTCATCTGATTATCTTTTGAAGCAAATATAGATAGAAGAGTATACAGCTTTTCTGAATCAAAACATCTTGACACATACAATTAAGAGTACAATAGCATATATATAATTAACTATCAACTCGTTACATAGGGTATATTTTAAGAGAGGTATTTTATTATGTAGTATGCTAAACCACTCAAAGCAATGTTTGCTTCTTTGTTTTCACTATCAATATTATAGTCTAACAGGCTATTCAGAAAACAGCAATAGTCCTCTGATTCTTCAAGTTCTGCCTCAGAAAGCAAGAAGTATTCTCTAATATAATCGGAGGTAGCAGCAATACGCTTATCCACATCTGGGAATTCTTTAGCAACCCTCACATCAGGAAGCGTTTCACGAAGCTCTCTGACCATTGGGAAGTAAGCATTTGAGCATTCCACGATGTAAGGGTTTGCTTGATGGTGTTTTATTGAAGACTTGATCTCATCCATAGAAGATGTCTGCCGATAGACTACATCTACAAGATGCCACTTTTCACCACACTTGAACGCCTGAACAAGCAAGAAGTGATCGTTGACATTCGGAATGACATAGACGATCTTATTGCTATATTCATGTTCAGTGCCTGGATTAAAGTACGAGAAAGCACCCTTGTTGCCGTAGAGATTTCTCTTTCGCCGGTTGCTGAAAGCGATGTAGTCTTCATGACATAAGTCTGTCACTACATAACGAAACGTATCTGAGTTATGCACTAACACTCCATTTGCAAAAAATGTATGCGATGTAGTAGATATGTCGTAAACATCACTTATTTCGCCGATACGCAGCAGAACATTTCCGAGAACAGCACTTCGTTTTAGAATACCGATTGATAACAAATTTAGACCCGCACATCGCGCAAACGCGCTCTTCATCGTCAACTCCTGAACATCGTCTCCATTCTGCTTTGCAGTTATTACTGCAAAATTTCGGAAGGTGTTGGCTATTGCTCTCAAAGGTTCTACCGCACATTTCACAAACATATTGACGCATCGGTTTATCTTTCCACATACGTTTTGCATTTTGAGAATGCCATTTTTGCCCATCCTCGGACGCATGCCACTCTGGTGCTTTCTCTCTCGCTTTTTCCAATCCCTTATGAACTTTGCTCCATGTTCCATCTCCATACAATTCTGTATGAAGTTTCTCATGCTCGTCAGCAAGCATAATGGTGAGATTGTCAAGTGTGTTATTATTGTAATCACCATCAATATGATGAACACAATAGCCCGCAGGAATTTCGCCATTTGCGAGATACCATATATATCGGTGCAGGTATGTTTTGACGAGTTTTCCGTCAATTCTAACCCATCCGCGATAGTATTTCCTATTGCTTTCACATTCGCTATCAGGGTAACGATGAAATTTGCAGCTGTTGTAGGTGATAGTTTCTCTTGCCATATCTTGCCATTTGAATATCGAGTGATAATATCTCCTGCTTTTAAGTTATGTGCCGGGACAAATCCCCGATGAGTAAATATCGGATGGTCATAGGTGAGGTTTAATCTCTGACCTTGTAAATTTAGTGAAAAATATTGAGAATTCCTAATGGTACACAGTGAATTATAAACGCTTTGCCATCCTTTTTCGGTCAATACTGAATCTCCGATTTTAACCTTTGAAATCGGCAACAAGCCACGCGATGTAACAATAGGTGTGTCGGGGGTAAAGCACATATGCCCGTGCTCTTCGTATGTCTGCATTGTAGTCTTATTCTTGACCTTAGTTTTGAGGATGGCACCGTTAGCGTCTTTCTGCACACTCATGTAATCCTCAAGAGAAACAGTACAGCTCTCATCAATACCTATCTCGATGCCCGGCACTATTTCGTCAAAGATAGCATTGATAAACTCACCAGTCATCGCTACACTTGGATTCTTGTTACCTACCTTATCTTCAATCTCAAAACCTTCTTTCTGCAAAGTGTCTATGAACAAGTCCATCCAGGAACGTTTCTCATCATCAATGCTGTTGGCCGCTTTCGTCGAAGCGTCTCCATGCAAGTAGACCTTATCACAGTAACCAATATCTTTCAAATACTTGCCTACAAGTTTGGAAGACTTCTTCACAGTATTGTTTGGACTCTCGGCACAAGTCTCATGGAACTGCCATATCTTAATGCCAGTGGATAAGTCCACCTGCCAATACGATACGCTGATGTATGGAAGTACATTATTATCGACTGATATATGGATGGGGAGGTCTGGTTTATATGGATGCTCGCCGGAATGCCTACCTCTATGAAATGAACCAAAGAACTCGCTACCGGTACGAATGACGCCCCACTCGCCCAGAGCATATACATTGTAATAATCCGGATCATTCAAACGGTCTTTCTCAAAATCGGCAATACATTGTTCATCATAATATCCATAAGTTCCGTCCGGGCTGCCAACAACCCAGAAGTTATTCAGGTAGGTGGATTGGATAACAACCATGTCCGGTGCATGTTCTTCTATCTGCCTGGTCCTCGGATTCAAAATCGACTTCGTAGAGTTCATCCGGATGGATTTTACTTTTGTCAATTCCTCCGGCAATGCTTTCCCGGCAATTTCCACAGTCATAGGGACATCATGCCACTTCTCTGTGTCAAACAGCTTCTTCTTTATCCAACACGTTTCACTAACAGGGTTGAAAGTACAGATAATTTGCTGGCCGACTTTTCCACGTAGGCGCTTACGTATCTGCTTTAAATCCGGTTCATCAAATTCGGATAATTCCTCAAGGTGTACACGTTTATAGTTGGATATACCCTTTATCTTCTCTGGATCATCAAGACCGGAGAAATCAATCTTTGCACCATTGTACAAACACTTAATTGTGTTCTGCTGGAATTTGAAGAGATGGTCTATTCCCAACCCTTTAGCCGCTACTTTATAGTCCTCATAGATGGTTTTCTGTATAGAAGCTCCAACCTTACGCATGACTAAAGTGTTCTCACCGTCCTGTAAAGTCTGTATAAGTATTGTCTGAGCAACACTATAGGACTTTCCGGACGAAGAACCGCCATACAAGATGATGAAACGCAATGTCGCATCTTGCAAGTACTTCAGCAAATAAAAGCCGTTAGGATTGAGTTTTTTATAATTTACGATCATTCTATATTGTTCTATAAGTCGGACTCCACAGATGGGAAAACACCCGAAATCGCCTATTTTATTGTCCTATACTTCTGATACGCGATCATCATCGAACCCAATGCGAAGCTCACCGGATTTTCCTCCACTGTTAGTAAGGTCTATCTTAGTAGGCGCGTCCCATCCGTTCCAGGCACCAAGTAACCGGGCCGCCTCAGTCTTACCATTGAACTCATAAGAAACCTTTCCTTTGATATTCTGAATCTTCTTAAGAGAATTCCTAAGGCGCTTTGGCAATTGAGAGGGACTTTTCATCATAACCTTACCAGTCTTCTCATCTACGATATATAAGTCACTGGGATCGGCAATGATAATGTCCATGAGCACTCTCTCAACAACTTCCCGTTTTATTTCAGATTCTTTTGCCCTCAGTGCTCTTATTTCATTTATCCTTAGAGCTACCTTAGGTTCTTTGACAAGCCTACACGAGGTTACCCAAATACTCTCTGGCTTCATCTTGGATGCATCATACGCCATACGGTATGCCTCACTTGCATTTCCATCTGTATCAACATAATACTGACAGAACTTCTCTTGCTTTAGAGTTAATGTCTTTTCTTTCTTCATACACCAACTATTTACTTTCACCGCTTTTCGACTTTTTATTACATAGCTCAGTCATCCACTTCTTATGAAATTCAAACGACTGCTTGCTATTCTCATAGATATACTGCTCTATCCGGGCATTGTCACTCATATTCCCACTACCTTCAAAAACGAAAAACTCATTCTTTGATGTTCTCACAGCAAGTACCTTAGCATGGTTATGTGTATAAACATGATAGCAGTTCGCCTTTTTATCGGCAAACTGCTTTAACATGATGGCCCACTGCTCAGGCTTCTTAGTCTGATTAAAAAAACTGGAGATAACAAACACAGACTTCTTAATCTTCCCGCTCTCGATAAATTCAATAATACTCGTAACAGTAGGTTCATTTATTCGATACACAGCAAGATACATCTCTTCAATAACTCGTGTTTGAAGCAAATGCAATATCAAGGCAAAAGCATTGAACTGTTTTTCTGTTATAATTCTCCATTGCTCGCCCTCGGCAGGCTCACCACAAATGTCAGACAAAGCTTTAGCCCTAATATAATGCATCTGCTCATTCTTCAGCTTCTTCTTAATGGCACGCTGCTTCAAAACAGACTCAGTAATTTCATGGTCAGACCTATATGACTTACCAACGTCATTCCATTCTATTCCCCAGTCTTCATTACTACCCCATTCCTCCATAAATTAAATATTTTCCTTATACCCTCATCGACAGAGGTATAGGACAAAGGTACTAAATAGATACCCTGATTCACCTGTTGCTCCAAATTGTCAAATTCGCGTTTTTCTCCAACAAGCTCTATATCAATGTTTTTGTAGTATTTTACAAGATTGGCAAAATACATAATCGTTACCGGTTGAACGTTAGCAACATTGATTAATGGCTTATTGCAGCCCGCAGCATAGATAAGCCCCTCGATTATATCATCTATGTAAGTAAAGCAACGGATGTTCTGGCCGTAATTGTACAGCTCCACTTTATCCCGATTCAAGAGATACCAGAGAAGAGTTCTATTACGAGGGTTCGGACCATACACATTATGAAGCCGAACACCAGTTGCATTCTTACAGTAGATGGATGCGTATTGCTCATCGAAATGCTTGCTTATCCCGTACATCGAAGTGGTGTTACACGGGTTAGCTGTCGAAGAGCTTGCATATACAAGTTTCACATGATATCGCTCACACTCATCAGCGACTATCATAAACGTATCAATATTATCTTTCCGGATCTGCGCCAAATCATCATTGAATACGCTGGTTTGTGCTGCCAGGTGGAAAACACACGCAACATCTCCATCTTTCAAATACTCGCTGATGGTGGATGCCTCTTGCCCAGTCATACGGTCAATTTCGATTACTTCAACAGCACGTTTTCTCAATTCTTGGCAGAGCACTTTGCCTATAAAACCTGCACTGCCGGTTACAATCATCTTCATTTTCATCGAATTATGGTTAATAAAAAAGCGTGTAAGAACTCGCCCCACACGCTCACAGCTATTTTTTTATTTTTGAGCAACAACTACTTTCTGAAAAACATATCCCCAGATATTGATCGTGCGGTATCATCACCAGTCAACCGGATGTACCGGAAGAAGTTCTGTTCAGTCCGGTGTCCAGTTAGCTTCATAATTTCAAACGTCTTCATCCGGCCAGTGAGGTACATGTTGGTAGCTGCGCTTCTCCTCGCAGTATGACTGCTGATCAATTCCCATTTCTCACGAGTGACGGTCTTTAATTTACCACCTTGTGTATAAGAGTAAGTCACAAGATCATTCAGTCCGATTTCCTTCATAATCACCTTCAAGTATTTATTGACATACTGAATGCAAAGACCACAAGGGACAAAACCGCCATACTTAGCATAGATTTCCTTCACATAGGCGTGTAGAGGGACTTTTACATCTACATTCGTTTTCTTGGTTCGCTTGACCAGGTAGTCACCTTGAAAGTTGTCTTTTGTTAGAGTTGAATAGTCCGAGTATCTGAGAGCTGTTAGGCAACCTACAACAAATAAGTCTCGGATACGCTCTTTAGCTTTTCTCTTGTCCTGTTTGAGAAACTTGTAGTAGTATATTCTGGTGATTTCATTCATACTCAGAAATACTGCATTGGTGGGCTCGCATTTCAGGTCAACCTCATCATAGGTGTTGTCTACCGCATAGTTATATTGCGATGCTCGGCGGACAAGCGTTTGAATCTTCTGGATATATCCAACTATCGTGTTATGTCTGAGTCCCTGGTCTTCCAAGTAGACTATGAAATCGTCCAAGAACTCAGCAGTCACCGAATTGGTGAAGATATCACAATCAAACTCTTCCGAAAAAGCATCTATGTGCTTAATAATAGCATCATATACTGCGGCGTAATGTGCAGACTTTCGTCTGGATCGCTTTTCAAGTACTTCGCGTGCAAAACCTGTGAAGTAAATTCCTTCAAGCGGTTTTTCTTGCCGGAAGTGGTTAATATAGTCCTTTCTCGCTTGGCGGGGCTGGACCGAGGAAAATACTTGTAATGTTGCGGCTGTATCATTTTAAGGGTTATTATCATCATTATCCGTATCGTAGGAAATATCCTCTTCTATTTCGATTCCATCTTCACAAGCTACATTCTCACAGAATGCCTCCTTTTGATGAAATTCACACCATCCGTTACCGAATGAATCTTCATTGGCGAATAGCTTACATTCGCTACATACTTGTTTCTCATTCATATAGGTGATCCTTTCGAGATTATTTATTAGTAAAACTTCGGTATAGGCATCCAATGAGTTATGCAACCCAAAGACGAATCAGGTAAGAATATCCGATGATCGGATTCCCATTGCCCATCTCCATAATACAATCCAACAAAGTATCCTTTATGAGAATCTTTCCATTCTACAGTAAAAAAGACACCTGTATTCTTCTCTGGTAATCGTTTCTTTACACTTATCCATGGTGATTGCTTTGTCTGCCATTCTGCGCCAGCCATAAAGTGCTTGGCAAAATGTTCTATATAATCAGGAATCTCTGAATCATGTAGTTCTTCTGGAATCCAGCAATTTTCATCTGCATATTTCCTTGCAGCTTCTTCTACTGTCTGTTTCATGTCTGATTTGTTTTATGCTAATTATCAATATCCTTCATTCGCTACTTTCCGACCTTTGGCGGTTACAGAGTAAATGACAGGTTTATCACCATCACATTTATGTTTAATCCATCCGTACCGTTCAGCTTCCCTTAGATACATTGATATTCCATAATCGGATGTGGTTTTTAACCAATCCAATTTTCTTAATTCTTCAGATGTTTTTGCACCTCCCCAATAAAGGGAACTTGTTATCATTCGTGCACGTTCTTTCAAATTAAAATCACTCATTTCTAAATTGATTTTACTTAATATCTACTCAATAAGTTGTAAAATATTCGTTTCTTCTCGATGTACTTAAGTCCGTTTCTACGAAGTTCCCTCTTTAGATGAGACACAACCATCTGATAACCATTCACACCAACATAGATGCAGTCCTTGTGGTGTCTTTCAGCTTCGTGAAATGCAAACCAAATTGATGTACCACAATATCGGTAACTGTCATTCTGTACACCTTCATAGCCTTTACTCATTATGAAGTGGCCAACTTCATTTGCTTCTTCTTCTGAATAGCAAATAGTAAATATATTATTCATATTTGTATTATTTTACGCTAATCTCCGTCTTATTAAATCAATGCAATCACTCAGTGCTTTATTGAAAGTTTCAGGGGATATCAGTTGTTTTTCAAGTTCTTCGGCATAGGCTTGTCCCCAGCCTTGCAAATTGATACTTGCATCATTATTGTATTCATCTCCTCTGTTGTCGAAATAAACATAGATGCTGTCAAACACTACTTCGTCACCAAATTCATCTGTATCAATTCTGTCTATGCCGACAATCTTTTCATACGAAGTGTGTGCTCTATGCACATACTTACCAACAAAATGCTGGTATTTAGCTTTTTTACCCTCAGCTTCTTCTTTCTTTATACGCTGTATTTCAGCTTCTAATTCCTGTATTCTGTTCATATCTTTATTAATTTTACGTTAATCTGCCATTTCAAATACTTTCACCGGAAGATACTTATCACTGATAACTGTAGTTTTATTCAGTGATATAAGCCCATTGATGGTATAGTTGCATCCTTTTTTACCTGTAGAATCATTGCTACCCGTTATGCGACCGATGCAATTGGAATATGCTCTATCTGGATCGGCACCGATTGCCTTAAAATCGCCAACAGACTGGACATGACCACACACTGGACAAACGAATTTCCAGTTATCAGGATTTTCCCCGAACCGTGCCTTTAATTCTTTCATCCAATCGATGAGTTTAATTACCCGACCATTGCCGTTCAACGCTGGCTGATTACATTCCTGGTAATAATTATTGTAGCAATAAGTGCGATCTTCTTCCCATGCCTGTATCACCTCATAGTACGATACATCCAATGCATTAGCATACTGTTGTGCCCGGTCGAGAATCCATTTGAATTTGTCGCAATATTTATGGGCACATTTGGATACTTGTCTGCAACAGGTTGTCATACCAAGTTTGATAAGAGCTGGATTAGTCTCTGGTTCCATGCGAGTGAATTCATGATTACATCCGTTGGGGTTGAAACACCCTTGCCCTTCGCTACAATCTTTTTTCACAGCCTCTGTTAATGATTCTATGCCTTTTTTCTTATTCATTTTTATCTTGATTTGAATTAGTTTTTAAATGGCAGATAATCGTTTTCGTATAGCCAACAAAGCATATCATAGGCTGCATCAATAAGACTCTCTGAACTAAAACTTGCGCATTCATGTTCTGCATTTATACGAGCGTATTTAATCTTCCATTCGTTCTTTCGCCTATCCATAACTTCTAATGTAAGCCAATAGACTTCGTCAATTATTGGCGGCAGCTTTTCGAGAATATCCTGCAGTGTATAGACGTTGACAGAATCCTTTATACTATCATCGTTCAGATAATGATTTTCCTCAACTAATATTGAAATAAGATGCCTATTTTCTCCGTCATGTTCATCATATTCAATTTTCACAAATGATGCATTACTTGTATCTATTCCAAGTTTTTGCAAATGATTCATCTGCTCTATTGATAATACCTGTTTACTCATTATTTTGCCTCCTTCCTAAATTGTTACGAGTTAATAATATCATACAGTTCTTGTATCACGTAAAAATCAGGGAGACTGTCATCGCATATTTCTAAAGCTGTGCTCGCTCTGTAACTTAGACTACCTACAACAGACTCTCCATTCAGCACTTCTTCCCCGTCTATAAACATCTGCAATTCACTCATAAAATCCTCAATCATATCAATCGTGAACTGTTTAAGTACTTCCGTTTGATAATGTGAATTATGTATCTTTGCAATGCCACTTAGTTTATCTTTTAATTGACTCATATTTGTAGGGATTTGCATTATTCACTATATCCATTTTCCGCTATAACTTGTGGGGTGTCTACATTTGCTGTTAGCACAGTAGATTCCATCCATCCGTCTTCTCCGTAATACATATCATCAATCCCGTCTTCCATTTCATCCCACATCCAATCATAGTCTTCGTCTTCCCTGAAAGCCTTTATAGCTTCCTCTTTAGTGTTGGCGGCTACCAGTATCATTCCACCTGAATAGCTACCACTTCTTACGTTTATGAATACTTTCATATCTTTATTGTTATGGTTAATTTTAAAGTTGGGAATCGCATCCACAAACATTACCTCTATTAAATGTTTCATAAGCTATGCTCGGAGGGTTATCGATATCTCCTTCTTTCTGAAAATATTCCTCAAATTCATCTTTACAACACACTTGAATAGTGGAGTTTGTTATTACCACTGTAAATTTGTCTGGTATGGAATCCAAACACCTTTTTATTTTCTTGACAAGTTTTTCGGCTTCTTGCTCATTCGTTAATTCACTCATATATTTCTTTTTCATTTAAAATTTTATATCATATTGTTTTTCTGTTTTATTTCTATACTTTTGTAGTGTAACATTTAAATTTATCAATTATGAATACTAACATTACTCCTATCATTTTAAACATTCGTTTCATACTCAATGGTAAATCTTATAGCTTTGACAAACCATTTGGACCTTTGAATATAACAGAAAGACCTGATGTAATGTCTGATGCAGTACAATCTGCTATAAAGCAATATATGTCAGTAAATAATCTTAGTGGTTTTTATTCAAATGTTCAAATAACAACAGTAGGATAGACATTTGTATGCTTCTAACACCAATTAGGGAAGCCTAATCTTTCTTTAATTGGTGTTTAAATTATTCTTTATTGTTACTACACATGCCATATTTAACTCCTTTCAATACACTTATGCTTTTTCCGGACGCCATACATTACATAGGGAATATTCCAATCCGGATGAGTTCTCCGGTATTCAAGTTCATTCTCACGATCAATAAGATCCTGCTCAAAGTCCTGTTTCATTAGCCACTCTTCAAACCAAGCTGCACGGGCTTCTTCTTTGTCATAGTAATCTTTACCATTGACATTTACTGCTATGCTCATTGTATCTTATTTACTTTATTCTTAGCTCTATCGCTATTTATTTTGGACATACACATACGGCACCGGGAACATTTACAGTGATACGTTTTACCTCCATGATGAATTACTCGATCATAGAACCTGTACAAGTAGAAATAATGTCCACACAGGGTATATTTCTTCATCTCCCTACCATTTGCATCAAACTTACGATTCTGAGGCTTACGACGGATGAGAGTGCATTTCTTGCACTCTTCATCGTTTCCTCGATACCTGCGGCAATGTGAAAGGGATTTTACTCCACATTTCGCAAATACCTTGCAGTCCTTACGGGGTACAGACTGAAAAACATTCATAGATCAACATCCTATAATTTCTTTCGCCCGGTCTATTTGCCAGCGCTTGAGGTAAGACTGCCAACAGCCGTTAAAGCGTGACCATCGAAAACCGTTGTGTTTTAGTTGAGTTCGGACATCCTCATCAGGCTTTCCAGGAAAGAATAATTGCAGTCGATTTTCTTGATAGTTTTCAACAATGCGAACATCGCCTATCTTATACTCCTTATCCTCAGTTACTTTCATCCGCTTGGCTTTCTCCAACTGTTCTTTAACTCTGCGGATATTAGCTCCATTGTTGGTAATAGAATAGCTTGGAAAGCCAATATTTCCAATGTAACTAGGAGTAAAGACCTCCCTAATACCATTTTCAGAATACCCCAATTCAATTAGCTTATCATGCTTTTCAATTTCAGACAACTTCTTTGACCGGATGATCTTATTTGTTTCTTTCATCATTTCCTGCTTTTTTTCCAGATTTGCTAATTTCGCCTCCAATCGTTCTACAGCATCATCATCACCAAGATAAATCGCATCATTGTTTTCTGCCGCTGCGGCCTTTTGCTCAAAGTACTCAGCTTTCTCGCTAAGTTTAACAGATTTCCCCAAAGTATTCCAGGAGCGATCCAATAAACTGCGATGTGCTATTTCCGAATGATGCCCTACAAGTATCGGCTGCCCCAAAGGAATGTGTTCTACAATGCTGCGACTTAGCTTAAAAGCCTCCTTTGACTGTTTATTAGCCTTTTCTGCAAGTCCTCTGTACCTGTCGGCTCTCGCCTCTTGTCTTTCTTTTCTGTTCATAATTCTTTGGTTTATTGGTTTGACTTATATAGAAAGCCCACAGCTATTACACTGTGGGCTCACAACTATTTCTTTGACGGAAGATCATCAAATAATCCAGGCTCCCGGGGAGTTAAAGCATCATATTCCTGTTGAAAGAACTCTGCCTTTGTCCGGCCTTGCTTCTTCCCTACTCTTGTATGTACATCGTAGGTATAAACAGGAATAGGAATTGGATACCGCCTCACGTCTTCAATCCACTTTTCAATATCAACTTCTCTCCTATCGCAAATGAAGTTTTGCAGATGATCTGCATCCCGGCACTTTCTACACTCACAGAGGACAATCACAGCTTTACTGACAAAGATGCGTCCTTTCGGCTGAGGAGCCTTTTTATTGACGAGCTCATGCCCTTGCCATAAAGCCTCAATCTCTTTGGTTATGATACCGAAGCAATCCTCAGCACTAATGGTGAATAATCTCTTCCAAACATAATCCCTATATCCACTCGCCCACAGCTCCAAGGCAAAAAAGCCGGCAACACCGGTATCAGCTCGCCTGATGGCTTTTTGCATGGCAGAACTCACCTCAAAGAAATCATATCCTCCAACTGTTCTAATAATCATAATTTCAATTTAATTATTTGACTTTTAGTTTATTACATCAGTAAAATTAATCATAATTGACGGAAATAGCAATCAGAATGAACGCCATTTAAACGCCTTTTTTACAGACTGTTAGAATTTGAATTTGCAGGAAATATTGTACTCTACAAGCTGCTTTGTCTTATCCTTCCCGTTATTAGTAGCACTCTTCAACAAGATACTATTACCAAAATTCTTTTTGATGAAAAGGATAGATCTACGCTCTTCTTCCTGATTGCGAATGGAAGCCAAACCACCGGCATTGACAAATGTGTTCTTCTGCTCAAAACTATAGCGCAGGTCCGTCAATATCCGGCGCTCCTTATACTTCATATAGCAGCTTATCCAAAAGTCTTCCTTAAGCCTTATTTCCTCATTCCACCATGTATTTTTGTTGTAGATAACACCATAGGAACAACCGGTTATCATTTTTGAGAGAGAAAGGAATCCAGTCTCATCATACATCACAGGAGATATACGGGAAGTAAAACCAAACAGATGCACATCCATTAGCTTGGCTATATCATGTAAAGACAATATGATATGAGTTATTAAGTCCCTATCCTTTACACGGCAAGGCTCACCCTTTTCGGCACATATTACTTTACAAGCATGTACATCATCATCAAGCATAAATAACTCTCTGAAATGCTTTGCCATCCAATTACGTTTGGGAATAAGACCTATCACATCATCAGGATGAGTTACTATTTCACAGTCCGGATTAAACTGCCGGTACAAATCTGCCTGGCTCTCAGCAACACAGATTATTGGATCGTTCACCAGTTTTTTAGCGAACACCCGATCATGGCGCTTATGACTTGGTATTACTATCTTGCAGGACATGGCGAACGTCTTTAATATCAATAACATTACTTTTACTCACTTTCCCGGTCTTATACGATTTCATGCGCTGCATGTTCAACCTTTCACGCAGCCAATTACTATCGACCTCATTACTTGATATAATAATGAAGAGTTCATGTTTTTCATCGTACTTGGGGATAAGAGGATAAACAGCGGTATCATCTGTAATGGCTTCAAAGCGTTCCTTGAATTCATCCTCAGTCTTTTCCGGCGCAAACTCCATACCCCAGTCCTGCAACTCTGCCCTGTCCCACTCATTTTGCAGAATATCCAAATCATTCTCACCGAAATTGATATTGTCTTTAGCGGAATATTCGCGTAATTTGCTGACTGAAGTAATCGGTTCCAAGACTTTACAAGGAAGCTCGGTATAACCAAGTTCCTTACAGGCCCGGAGCCGTAAATTACCACAAACAACAATGTACCTGCCATCCGAATACGGAAAGACAATCAACTCACGTAGTTCAAGCATTTCCGGACAATCAGAAATACTTTTCTTCATCGCTTCATAGCGATAATCCCGGAAAAACCGCGGGTTCTTTGGAAGCCCGGCAAGTTGCCCCTTGTTAAAGTCCAGGAGGGCAATAGAAATAATCTCTGTCATAACTAACTATTTTTTCAACAACACAAAATCAACATCACCATAGTCAGTATAACAACCTTAATCCTCTCGCTTGGCGTTAAAATTTATCTTGTCCTTTATAAGCTGTTCTATGTCTTTACAACCTATTTTTTGAAGATATGTCAACGAAGCGATTATGACATCGGCAGCTTCTTCCTCTTGTTCTGAGTATTTAGGAATATGCATACTACGATACTCAGAGGCATTACACAACTCACGCCACTCAGTTGATATAGCGACAATAATCGCTTTTGCTGAACTATGTTTGCCGATTTTCCCTCTTTTGATCGCAGTTCTCAAACATTTAACTGCAAGCTTGTTTAAGGTTATCATAGCTATACTTTTTATATTACTTCACCTGAGTGTACATTAACAATGCACGCTCACAACCATACTTTTCACAAATTTCTTCCCTAAAGACCTCTATGTCATTAGTCGGCTCATTCATATTCTTTATGACTGTCTTCTTATCAGAAGAGTCAAACAATTCAGCCCGATTCACAATGTATTTCATAATTCATTATCATTTTCTTTTTTATATTTCATCTCAAACACTTTCTTTACTGCATCGCAGATAATGGCCACAATAGGTATTGCACAGATAAGTGCACAGCTAATCCCTCCCCAATCCATCTTCATATTTTATATTTATTTGATTAAAAGGGCACGCCTCCGAAGAGAAGTATAAATTGTCACATTTAAAACTTTATTGCTATAAATGGAGAACGTGCCCAGATTATTATTACTTTTGCTATGTCACATTTAAAATCTTAATTATCATGCAACAGAGAATTATTACATTTTCAAGAAGATTTACCGTTATTGATTCATACGGAATGGATTTCGATGAAGTTACTAAACAATTAAATGAAAAAGGATGGGTAATTAAACAAATTGTATCCACCTCATTTAATCACGAACTAATGAATAAAAATCAATTTCCGGTACTTGTGATAACGCTTCTTATTGAAAAAGATTAAAGAGAACCTTTAAGTCGTTCGCTTTCACGATTTTGTTTCCATCGACGGAACTCTTTCAATTCTCGAAGAGCTTCATCGTCACCTTTTACGAATTGGTAAACAAGTGGGAGTTCTACTAATGAGAACCCTGCTTGTTTTACTAATTCTAACCTTAATCTAAAGTCTTTTTTCTTATTCATAATATTCCTTTCTTTATAGTTATTAGCCAAACAACATCGGGCTCAGCTCGTAGTTACTTATTAAAATCTCTGTCTTACGTTTCGCCTTTGTTAAATTAGCGACTTTGAGAGGCATATCTATCTTTTCAACGTGCCATTTATTCACGGCAACAAAGTACCGGAGTGTCTGGCACCAAAAATTAGATAAGATGAACTTTCCTTTAATGCCCTGCAGGAGGGTGAGCAGTTGAAACAATTCTTCATGAGTATATCCACGGTAATGACCTTGAGTACATCCGGGATAAGGTGGATCGAGATAGAAAAGTGTTTCTGGCGTATCTCTTTGCATTATTACCTCCAGTGCATCCCTGCAGGAAATCTGTACTTCGGCCAGGCGTGAACGGAGGGTTTCGTTAAACTCTGTACGCTTGTTCCGCATAAATACTCCGGTATGGCTTCCTGCCGAACCGTTACACCATTTCCAGCCTCCGTGCATGCTTCCAGAAAAAGAACCGTTCGTTATCATCCACACAGACCAAGCGATTTCAAGTTCTCCGGCCGGAACTCGACCGTTATAGAAATCCTTTGCCTTTAGGTATTCTGTTTCCGAATGAAGAGTATTCTCTACCAGGCAGCGCAATTCGTCAAAATGTTCTTGCGCCTGCCGGTAGAAAGTTATCAATCTATCATTCTTGTCGTTTATTACCTCAAGATAACTTTTAGGCTTTTGGAAGAAAACAGCACCTCCACCAAAGAACGGTTCGCAATAAATCTTATGTGCCGGCATCATAGAAATAATTTTGGTTGCCAGCTGCTGCTTACCTCCGTAGTATGTGATTGGGGTTCTCATTTGATTCCTTTCTTTATTGTCATTAGTTAATCTGTTTCTTTAATTATACACCCGAATAATACACCTAAATATTTCATACCCAACTCTGAAACATAATACCCTATCTGTTTCTCTATCTTAAATTCTTTTTTCGTAGCATATCCAAAAGAAACAAGTTCTTCCCAATCATTATCAGGTTTAGAAACTATGTATCTATTGCGATAAGCCTCGTATTTGTTCTTTTTTATATTCCTTCGGTCAAATCCGATGGCGTGTTGCATCATTTCGATTTGGCGAATAGATAACTTTATTTCACTCATATCTTATCCATTTTGAGGGTTATTTTCTAATCGGAAATAATTCAGGATTATTCCTGACTGCTTCTCTACTCATTATTATAAATTGAATCGCATGAATATGGAAGCGGACATCATGTACATCATCAGGATGATACTGTTCTAGCTTTAAAAACGCATTCCACAATTCAGCAGATGCAGCTATTGCATTCTTCTCTTCTTCATTCATATTTGGTTATGTTTTGAGGGTTATCCGTTAAGCGCTTCAATCTACGACATTTTGCCTTTGCTCTAACAGCACTTTTCGTCTTACCCAGAGACTGGGCTAATTCTTTTAAATCAGCAGTGGGATATTCTCTATCAAGAATAGCTAACTGTTCATTACTCCAAGTCTTATTCATTGTGTACCTTGAAAAAGAGGAAACCGTTAGGCTTCCTCTGTGTTAGTATTATCAAGCTCTTTCAGTTGAGCATTGAGCTTCTTTTGTTTCTTCTCAAATGAGGAACTAAGTTTTTTAGTTAATTCAAGATATTCATCTGGATACTGTTCAGAAAACAAAAGATTCTGGCATTTCTGCAAATAAGGATAGAAATTAACATTGTTATCTGACAAAGATTCAGCGATGAAAGCTCGATACCATTGTGCCCTATCAGCTTGATTTTTCTCAATATACTTCATAAAATCACTCTTTTTATCATATTTATCCAAGCCGAGTGATTTAAGAAAAGAACTCTTGCAGTGGCTGAGAACCATCACATCAAATACAAGCTGTTCATTGGTGGTTAACTCAACTTTTCGCTCATGGTAAGGTTTCTCTTGTGCCCAGGTGCGCAGGGTTTCAGCAGTCTTTTCCACTACGATCTCTTTTGCCCTCTTCAATTGGGCTCTTACCTTTTCTTTTTCAATTTCTTTAGGATCTGCAAGTGCTGATGTAGTGGAAGCAACATCTTTTCTAATGTAATAGTATTGAACTTTAAACTCTGGCCCACAGTAATCAAAGCAAGATATACAGCGGTAAATTTCAGAATCATCAAGCATCTTTTGAAGACGTTCATCTTCTTCATCGTACCAACATTTACTTCTAAATGCTTCATTCGGATTAACAATGCAATAGTCTAACTGCTTAATAGCCTCTAATGTATTATCATGCATAGTTCTCTTTTCTTCACCCCAGTATGATTGCGGGCCATCATCAACAATAACGGTTTTCCCGAATACCAGAGGATCACCATTTTTAACGAGACTATCACTTTCTGCTTGTATTCTACGCAGGACATAAGCAAGCTGTTTCTTCTTGTAGCATACAGGATTGGTACAATTAGCTTTTTCGCTATTCATTTCATAGAATAGGCAACCATGATTTGCTGTACTAAACTCGCATTCAGCACAGGATTTGAATGTACCATCATCCCAGACATCTGCATTATCCCTAATCCAATCTGCCCTATCCAGCTCCATAAAGGAATTACTCACAAATCTTCTTATCATGACCACATTGCACTGTCCCTCATTATCCTTATGAAACCTTGCCTGTTCGGTATCATCAAGTTTAGAGAGGATCATTGCACCGGAAATTGGAATTTCCCCATCCCTAACCCGAGCTTTCAATTCCGATATTAGGTTGTTCAACTTTACACGGTCGAAAACAAAGCGGGTAGACTTCCCAAACCTCAATGCTATATCTTCCAGTGTACGTCCCTTCTCCATTAACTGAGAGAAAGCAAATGCCTCTTCTATGGGATCAACGTCTTTGCGTTGCAGGTTCTCGGTAATCATAGCGTCGAAAGCCTCATCATCAGTCATTTCTCTGACAATGCAGGAAATTGTTTGAAATTGCTCTGATTTCTTACGATGGGCCTTAATTTTCGCAACGTTCTCTTCATCTTCCTTTGATTTCAGAAGTCGTAGAGCACGGAAACGGCGCTCACCGCAAACAATCTCGTAAGTATCTCTCACATTAATAACCTCACCGGTATCTTCATCCAAATATGGTGCCTCAGATGTAGGTCTGACAGTAATAGGCTGTAGTAGACCTTGTTTCTCAATATTGGCTGCAAGTTCTTCAATAGCAACTTCGTCAAAAGTCTTTCTCGGATTAAGGGGTGAAGCACTAATTTTCTCGATTTTAATTTTCTGAATTTCCATAATTCTTTTTTTATATTGGTTTGACTTTTAGTTCCTTACATCAGTAAAGATAACTTATAATGACAAGTATAGCAAACAGAAACTTCGCCATTTTTACGCCATTTTCATCAAGGCTTATTACGTAACTGGATGAAATCTAGCCTCTCGTATTTACGAAGTAACTCAATATCTTTTTCGCATACATTGGCTGTCGTTTCACCATTTACAGTTATGCCAGAAGGAAGATTGCATAATTCTCTAATCAGTCTTATGCACTCAATCTCATTCGTTTTCCAATAGATTGTGATTTTCATCTTCTCTTAATAGTTTAAATCCAGTCGCTGATTTCGCTTTGAGAATAAATTCAGCAGCTTCATCCGTAGTTACAGTAACCCGAACACCAGTTAAATTAACGTTCTCCGCAAACTTAGGCTTTTGAAATAGCAGCTTACATGGTTTATCAAATTGTATCCACCAATACAATAATTCAGCCAAATAAGTGTCTTGTATCTTGATTATATAATACTTAGGTTCCAGCATTTTCTTCGTTTTTCATTTTATAAATTATATACCTACCAGGCGTTTTAATTCTGGTTTTATCAGAGGTAGACTTTCCAATGCTATCAATGCACTGTTGAATATACTTCCAGACTGGATTGCCTATCTCACCGTAATTGGACAGGACATAGATTTGATTCTGTTCTTTTTCAGAAAGATTCAAGTGTTTAAGACTTTCACATAAACCTTCAAAATTTCGGGGCTTACCATCTTTTTGAGATAAAGGAGATGAAAGATAATTTCCTCCTCTATTCCCCAATGGGGGTAAGGGGGAGGATAATTTATTATCCTCATTATCATAATCATTATCATTATCAAGGTTATTTGGGTTGCCAGAAAACCCACTGGGTTTTATTGGGTTATTTGGGTTTTCACGAGTTTCGTTTCTTGGTCTTCCACCCTTATTACCGTTAGTCCTATTTCTCTCTGTAATAGCTAAATACTTCTTGGCATCCTTATCAATTGTCGGTTTTATAAAGTTGAAAGCAATCTTTGCCAATGGTTTCAACCCCTGAATATTTCCCGTTGTAGCATACTCGACAATGCTTTCGTAAATTTCCAGCCTGACATCATCCGGCAAATCCTTAATAGCCTCTCTCCACTCTTTATAAAACACAAATGATTTACGTTCCATACATCAGCACATTACAGTCTCTTTCAGATAACTCGTTACTTCACGGATAAAATCATCCAATGAACGACATAACACATATTTATTACCTACAGCCTCAACTTCCTTCTGCCAGAGCTTCTGAGAATCACGCTGGGTGCCGTTAGGTGTTTTCATCTCGATACAAAGTGAAGCATACCCATTCTTGGGAATAAGCAGTATCAAATCAGCAACACCTGCAAGGGCACCTTCAGCTTTCAGCTTACCACCAGTCACCTTATCACGTCTGCCACCATTAGGAACAGCAAAAAGAAGACTTTGCAGCTTAGGGTAGGCCAAACGAAACCAGTCTATACAGGCGCATTGAATTTGATGCTCAAGATCAACTGGCTTCTTACGAGAGGGCTGGTTACGTTCTTGCTCTAAAAACTCATCATAGGTCATGGTTATTTCTCTTTAACCTTACCTGAACCTTTAGCACTCGGCTTTTTCTTTCCTTTGGGAATCTCTTCCGAATTATCAGGAATAACACGGGTATTACGCCCAGTTTTATCAATGATAACAGCTTTACCGGCTACTGTGATTGAAGTCCTGCAATTATCAGGCAAAGAGGTGATGAAATGGCTTACAACAGGAGAATTTGCAGCTTCAGCTATACTATCAAGATGTTCCGGACGTTCTGCATATGGATATACATCCATAAGAGGTGTTTCAGACACTGATGCAATGATATAATCAGCCATCGTACCTTTCATGCCTTCGTCCAGCTTCTTAACAGCGTCACGCAGGTCGGCAGCTTGTACCAACACCTGAGTGGATGTTTTCTTTTCGGCACAACTTTTTTCATCCAGAGTAATAAAGACCAGTTTGCATTTGAACCAGCGGTCGGTGGCCTCTTCTTCACTGGGGAATAATTCGCTATAGTTGGCACGTTTGATGTCTGATACTGTAAATTCGCCTGAAATAAACGGTGTCATTTCTTCAATTATACGCGCTTCGGCTTCTGTGAAGCTGAGAGCATCCACAAGATAAGGTTCCGTGACCTTCTTGTTCATACCATTTTCCATCACTTTCTCGTAACGGATTTTACATTCAAACCATGTATGCATCATATATCCTTTTTTTTGTTCAACTTCTTAATCATCTGTTTACATCGACGAGCCAGGTCCTGATCAGGCGAAACCTTTGGTGCAGTACGTTCAATAAAAATGGAGCACTGCCTTAGCAAATGCTCTATTGCCCGGATGTCAGTTCTAGAGATATTCATTAGAAATTCAGAAAGCGTTCAAACTCTTCCACCTTGATATCACGTAAAAAAACTGTAAAGAGTACATTTTTCACTTTGTCGTAAAGCTCCCGAAATTGAAACTCATCCATTTCTTCAAAAGATATGGATTTGGGAACATCCACCCACTCTTTCGTCCTTAGATTAAAGACTGTATCACAATGGCCAGCAGCAACCTCAACAGTTTTACGAAAGCGTTTCACATCATTCTTAAAATGCTCGCACACCTTTTCATTCTGATACTCCCAGGCGAGATCTATCATTTTAAAATACTTGTTATTAAATCCAACGTTACGAGGCTCTGTAATCTTTGCCTTATACATTTTACCGAGTACTAATTTCTTTTTTTCGTCATAGTCTCTATCATAGCAAGGCTTAAGACCTTCAGGAGTATTCAATAGCAGGATTTCCATAACTTTACGGATTTGGTAACACTATATCTTCTCGTTCCCAAGGTAAAATATGCTCCTGAGATGGGGAAGGTGATACGGGAACTGAAGGTGTTTGTTGTTTAGATGTCAGCATTTCCATCCCCTCAACATGCACTTCAGTTATATAATGTTTCTCACCTTTCTTTCCATCATAAGATCTTGTTCTCGATTTACCCTCAATATAGAGTTTATCTCCCTTATGGATATAACTCTCCGCTACCTCAGCATATCCTTTCCATAATACTAAGTTATGCCATTCGGTCCGTTCTGGAACTTGCGTACCATTAGGTAAAGTGAACGCTCTGTCTTTTGTAGCAAGAGTGAAAACGGCCACCTTAGCACCGCTTTCCAATGTTCTAATTTCGGGTTCCTTGCCAACATTCCCGATAAGTGTTATTCTATTCATCCGATTTTAGTTTAATTTGAATACTGTCAGACTTATTTGTAATTGTCAGATATTTAGAGTACAAATCGGGGTGATCTGCCTGAAACTTCTTTGAATCAAATTTCTTTTGTTTGGAAGCTACAGTATAGCTAACTTTTAACCTCCCAACTTCACAGGATTTGATACCCTTTTCCTTCATTATTTTTTTCAAATCAGCCCTATACCCATCCCTCACTTTCTCTAATGCTTCAATAGCTTCTTCAACTTCGATTATTGAATTTAGATTTTGAACAGCAATTATTTGATTATCATTTGCTGGTACAAGAGCAGAAGCTACAAACTGTTGGCCTCTCTTTTCGGATTCAAGAAGCCGTATCACCTCAGAATCTGGTTTTCTCTCGATCACTACTACCTCAGACTTTTCGTCACGGAGCCAGATGCCAAAGAGTTGATCTACTTTAAGCAAAGGATTTTGAAGTTCAAAAAGATAGGCGCAAATAGAGAGTTGCCATGACAAATACTCTTTATCAAGAGAATAAGTTGTCTTTATATCGCATAGAGCAATCTTATCAACTTTCAACCAAACATTATCAATTTGAGTAGCGAAATACTCATTGTCTGATACCAGATATTCATTGGCTAGAGGAACATAACCGGCAGAAGTACGTTCTTTCAAATAATTAGAAGCCTCGATGCAGTCAGTGCACAAACCTGTTTCATCAACAAATTGGCATTGCGAATGAATAAAACGTCCTTTGGCCGCCGCTTTTTCTAAAATATGTTTAGGAATATTACCATATTTTCCTGGAAACAATTGCCTGCCAATCATACCGGTAATTCCGAACAGTTCCTTGTCTCCAAGGAAATAAGTGTGGTCTTCCTCATTGAAGACCACATTTGATTTTATCAAATCTATCATACACTTTCTTTTTTGGGGTAAATAATACTCATTTGCTTTGTCACATCAAGAAACTCCTTGTTGTTCGTCAAAGGCTTATTTGCATACCAGACCTTTTCAAGCTCTTCCCTACTTTTAACCTCTCTCATATCTTTAAGAGCCTTTTCCAAATCAGATACCTTAAATGTAGAATTAGCAGGCTGTGCAGCCGGAACAGGTGTAATTCCGCCCTGATTATCCTGAAAAGGTGGAGTTGTATTATATTTAGTATTGTTGGATTTACCATCATACCCGAAATAGACATCAGCAGCAACTCCAAGCGCTTTCATGGACACTGACAATGCATCAGTTAATGCCATCTTATAGCATTCATCACTAACGTAAGGGCCATTTTTCTCTTGATCTACAAAAGATGAACCACCAGTGCCAGGAATAGCGGCAGACCATTCATTACCAATCTTCACATAAAGATTGATGTTGCAGAAAGCACGAATCTGTTGTTCAAACGATTCAAGCCATTGTTTGACAATCTCATATTTCCATCCAATGCCACAAGTTCCAAACACTTCTGTCATCTTCTGGATGCGCCACATTGGGCTAATGTCACTTTTACCTCTGAGACGTCCTGCCTGAATTTCTCTAAGAGCTTCTGCTGGTACACTTTTAACACCGTTGAAAATACTGAGATTCATTTCCTGTTCTTCAACACTTGGATAAGTATTCGCGTTCATAATTTAATTTATTGGTTTGACTTATAGTTTATTACATCTATAAAGTTATCCTTTATTGACAAGATAAGCAAACAGAAACTTCGCCATTTTAACGCCATTTTCACCATTTAAAAACCCCGAAGAGTATTCTCCGGGGCATTCACATGATAACAACTTCAGCTCTAATAGAAACACCCATGCAGTCTTTCGGCGTCTTTCCGTCGTGTCAGCCAGAATCTATACCAGCAGCCCGTAAACTACATGAGCCTTTTTGCTTCTATTTCGCTTCTTCCATCCTAAAGGCTTGTGGAGAAACCCGGACTCGAACCGGGATTGCAGCGTTCCAACCGATTGGCCACTTACAGTGTGAAGTGCAACGAGTATCTGCATAGCTTTCTAACGTCTACCAATTCCGCCATTTCTCCGATTCGTGGACGGTAACGGATTTGAACCGCTGACCTCCGTTTGTGGTGCTCTCCCATTAAGCTAAGAATCATCCTGAGAGAATCGAACTCTCAACCTTCCACCACACACGGTGCTCTATCCAGACTGAGCTAACCGCCCGATTTATCCGCGATCTTCACAGACAACGGATAACGTAATTTCACATTCACACCAAACTCTTTCCAGTTTCCACAGCAGTGAGTTCAAACCCGTACCCTGCCTGACTTAAAAAGATATTATGGAACAACACTTTTGTGGGGAAGCCCGGACTCGAACCGGGATGAGATGTCTGCTTTCATGATGCGTCCAACATTACTTGCATACAGATTTTCACTGAACTCGCTCTGGTATTGAGTGCGTCTACCAATTCCGCCACTTCTCCGAAATAAAAAAGGTGTACTATCTTCACAGACGATACACCCAATACTAACACAAAATAAAACACGACAAAACTACTAAATTTCATTAAATGCATTCCCCCTCGCGGGTTACTTGCTCCCGGATAAGCAATCACGCTACACCGGGATGTAAACAAACTACTTTAGGAATAATTATAAATCAAATAAATACCGGGGCTGTCCCGACGGTGTCCTTATCACCGGCATTATTGGTTAATAATATGAGGACTATCCTCGTGGACAATGCGGGACTTGAACGCCGCGACCTGTACATGATGAAACCATTAAAAAGATACCATGACAAACTACCAACACTATTTCATGTACCGCTCTACCTAACTGAGCTAATTGTCCGTAATGCCACCGACCACAGTCGGTGGACTTTTAATTGATTGATGATGCACCATTGTTATGATACATATTCGCTTTCACAAGTTACTTGCTCCGGTGGACGGACTCGAACCGCCGACATTATGATAAAACCTTCAAAAAATCATACGCTCTACCAACTGAGCTACACCGAAAAACCTATTATTTATCAGCTTTCTTTTTCGACTGCTCTTCGATTAGATGCTGGATTGTCAACATCACCAACACAAGCGCCATAATAATTGCGCCAGCAGCACGTTCCTTTGCACTGGATCCATCGCCATCAGACCTGTCTCTTATACACATC